TACTGTCTTATGGTTGGAGGTGGAGATACTGCAGTCACCACTTGTAAAAGCATTTTTAATGCCCTCTCCCCAGGAATTAACGCTGCCCCCAGGACTCAATTTGACACACTCGTAACTCCTGCTGAATATGGATGGTTGCATTGTGGTGGTCCAGGCGCAGGACACTTTGTAAAGATGGTGCATAATGGTATTGAGTATGGTATGATGCAGGCATACGCAGAAGGATTTAACATTATTAATAATGCAAATGCAGGTGCAAAGTATGTCAGCGAAGGAGATGCAGAGGTCGCCCCTATGGCAGATCCAGAAAGTTACTGCTATGATATTAACGTTGCTGAGGTTGCTGAGCTATGGCGTCGTGGTAGCGTTGTTGGTAGCTGGTTACTTGACCTTACCGCTGATGTTCTACGGAATGATGGTCAACTTAAACGCTTCTCTGGTGGGGTATCCGACAGTGGTGAGGGTCGTTGGACTGTTTCTGCCGCTGTGGACCTTGGTGTACCCGCTCCTGTCATTACTACTGCCCTTTACGAAAGATTTAATAGTCGCAATCTGGGTACTTTCGCAGCCAAAGTTTTAAACGGAATGCGTTATATGTTTGGTGGGCATCATGTTAGGTAATCTAACTTGACAAGTCAAATTAAACCTGATAAACTGGGGGTCAAAAGACCCTCTTTTTTATGGAAATTATTGCTTACACTACACCAGGATGTTTCTACTGTGATCAACTAAAAGAACTTTTTAAGCGAGCAGATGTAGAATATCAGACGGTGGTAATTCAATCGGAACAAGAACGAGAACAGTTTAGAAAAGACTTTCCTAGGGCTGGAGGATACCCATATGTCTTAGCTGATGGTAAACATGTTGGAGGTTTAGTTGAAACTGCAAAATTATTTTTGGAAAAGGGTTTAGTATCATCAAATAAAAAATGAAAGATTTGAAAATAAATAGAGGTATCGAACTCATGCTTAGGGGGGAGAGACCGAAGGTAAAAGAAAACCAAGACAAAGGTTTTTCAATCAGTAAATTTTTTTCTCTCCTAAAAAGAAAAGTCTACTTCAACTTGGAACTTAGGTGGAGCAAAGAAGATCAGTAGTTCGGAGTTGAACAATGGCACAGGCAACAATCGTTTACTTTTCAGCAACAGTTTCATTTATCTTTCTGTGTGTTGGAATTATTGCTGGATGGACGGCAAACGAGAAGCTACATGAGTTCATGTATCGTGGAGAAGTAGAAGAAAGACTTCATCCAGAAATGTATGATGAAGATGGACAATGGATCAACGAGGAACTATTATCAGTTCGTTTCGTAGATGAGGACGAATACGACGACGAATAAATACACTTACGATATGATTTAAATCATGCAATTATTACTCAATGAAGTGCTACAAAAAGTAAGCAACGCAAAAACAAAACCCGAAAAAGTTAAACTTCTTCAGGAATATAATACACCAGCACTCAGACAAATTCTGATTGCTAATTTTGATGAGAGTATTGTATCCATGCTGCCCGAAGGCGAACCTCCATACACCCCCAACGAGGCGCCAGAGGAGACGGAACACACCCGTCTAGTGCATGAGTACCGTAAACTCTATCTCTTCTTCAAGGGCGGCGCAAACATCTCACAGAGCCGTCGTGAAACTCTTTTTGTTCAACTGCTTGAGGGTTTACAGAAAGGTGAAGCTGAAGTTCTATGTCTCATGAAAGACAAGAAGATTGGTAAGCGTTGGAAGATCACCAAGCAGTGTGTAGAAGAAGCTTTCCCACAAATTCAGTGGGGGAATAGAAGTTGAATATTAAAATCATTCATCAAAATTGTGATCCAACTTTGGCAGAGGATGTAACTTTGCCATACACTGCATACATTGTAAAATATTATGTTGATGAACAATATAATTACGATATCGTAATCTGTAATAAGAAAATAGATATCTTTGATTATTATTGGGATAAGTATAGAGAAGGACTTATTGAATTTAAACAAACACAAGGAAGAGTAAATCCTAAATTGTGGTCTCCAAGTAACAACAAGAAAAAATGAACTCAGATCCACACGGCAATTGGTGCGTTTACTATTGTAAAAAAACTGACACTACTGCATGGAGCGTAATGAAATTACGACGTAGTGATGGTGTCATCGTATCAGCAAAAACTTATAATGATGCTTTTAAATTTGTCAAATATCAAGATGCATTTGATTTTGTTAGACAACTAATTACAGAAGAACCAGAACCAAAATATGATGCAACTGTAAAGAGAATTTGTCTTGCCAGAGAAGATGCTTTCTATCTTGCAGAAAATTAAACTGTATTCAAATTTACAAAGTTTGTGTTATAATTAGATATACGTTCATTCGCTATTTCCAAATAGCGAACGGAAGTAAGACAACTCGGAACGGGTCGTTCATCTATGGAGACACTCATTCTCACATGCTTACAAGCACACTTGATTGCTGGGAGAGTTAATAAACAAGACATTCCCAGGCAAGCAAAGAATGATTTGATATGGGAGATCAAACAGATATCTCCAAAGGAGTGTAAGATAGACGCAAAGGTTGACTGAAGGAACGCTCTTTAACCTAAACAACTAAGGAGAACCTCCCATGTCACAAGCAACATATCGTGGTGTTCAATATGACACCGAAACAAAAAGAGAACAACTAGCAGCAAACTGGCTTCCAGTTATCCAAAAACAAATTGAAAAACAGAATAAATTAAAAGAGGCACAACTTGCCATGGCGATGAAAATGTGATATAATATATTTCCGTGTGAAGGAAGTGATGGGGAGGCGAAAGTCTCCCCTTTTATTTTGATAAAAAATGAATTTTATACATCATCTAAAAGAATCCTATCCAAAATCATCTTGCGAAAAGATGATAGAAATATTTGACCAGAACAGTCCTTTCGCTGTAAGAGGAACTGCTGGAAAAGAATACCTTGATGACTTAGAATTAACTTTAGAAATTACAGATGCAGATTGCTATTCTGGACTGGGAACAGCAGTTTATAAAGCAGTTGATGAATATAAAATTGTGTATCCATTAATCAATACTCACATCTCAAACTGGAAAGTAAATCCATATTGTCAGCTGATGAGATATGAACCTAACAATTATTATAGTAGGATACATTGTGAGAATGATGGAACCCCAGAATTCTCGACAAGAGTTTTTGCTTGGATGATCTATTTGAATGACATCCGAGAGGGAGGAGGAACACATTTCGTTTATCAAAATTTTACAGCACAACCAGTAGCAGGAGATCTTTATATTTGGCCTGCTCACTGGACGCACTTTCATCATGGAGTTAATGCTCCATATGAAAAAAAGTATATTATAACTGGTTGGGTTGATTATGTGTTATAATTAGTAGTGTATGTCATGCTACCATGGACAAGGAAAGATTAAAACTTATAGTTAGAAACTTGAAACTCCTGGTGGAATCGTTAGAATCAGAGATACATTCTGATGTGGATGCTTACAAAGCAGGTCCTAGGTCAGACAAAATCTATTCTCACGAGGACAACGACGATGATGGTTACCCCGATTAATTCTGATTGGAGATACAAGGATGATAACTTCCAGAAAAGAAGTTTTGTTTTGAGTGGATTTGTCAGAATGAAAATATCTTTGACTAAAGATGTATATGAATTTTGTGACTATATTATCAGTCAAGGATACCAATTTGATCTGGGTTCCTTGAACGTGGTAGATCAACAAATTAGAGAAGAGTTTAAAAAGTATATGGAGGCTTTTAAATGAGACTGAAGGACACCATTAAGGCAGCAAAGAAAGCAATAAAGCTTGCGGAAAATAACCCGATGCTGTATACTGATGAGGAGATCGTTTATATGAAGAGAGCACTTCGTCAGGCAAGAATGGATCTCCAACGCAAACGTGAAAGACTAGGTAAGGGATTTAAGAATGAATCAACAACATGGACAAGTCAAGTTAGTGTCGGTAACGCCACAGGCGGAACAGACAATGGGGTACGTGGCGAGGGTGAGCAATCCCCAGAACCAGGAGAACCCTAACGTCGCTGGTCTGCTCAAGTACTGTATCAAACATAATCATTGGTCGGTATTTGAGCAGGCACATATGTCGCTTGAGGTTGAAACTAACCGTGGTATCGCAGCTCAGATCCTGCGTCACCGTTCATTTACATTTCAGGAATTTTCGCAGCGATATGCTGATACGAACCTGATTACAGAGAACATCCCTCTGCCAGAACTTCGCCGCCAGGATACCAAGAACCGTCAGAATTCTACTGATGATCTTGGCGACTATGTAAAACTCACGTTCCAAGCAGAGATTGCTGAACTATTCGAGCATTCTAATAATCTCTATAAGCGAATGCTTGAGGCGGGTGTGGCAAAGGAATGTGCTAGGTTTGTATTGCCACTAGCAACTCCTACCCGTATCTACATGACAGGCTCTGTGCGCTCATGGATACACTATATAGATCTTAGGAGTGCTCATGGCACCCAGAAAGAACATATGGATATTGCTAACGCTTGTAAGCAAGTCTTTATCGAACAATTCCCTATTTGTGCTGAAGCTTTGGAGTGGATTTGATGCCTACGTATCCTGTAGTAAATAAAGAAACTGGCGAACAGAAAGAAGTTGTCCTCAGTATTCATGACTGGGACCAGTGGAAGAAAGATAATCCCGATTGGGCGAGAGATTGGAGTGATCCATCTACTCTTCCTGGATCTGGAG